CATCGACGCCAAAGGTGCCGCACGGGAAATGTATCACTTGCCCCGGTGCCGTCCAATTATAGAGGACAATGGTCGGGACCAGCTTGTCCCCCTTCACGGGAAACCACGGCCCTTTCCACCTGTTGTCCCGGTCATTCATAACGGCCCGGATGCTGTCGCTCCGCCCGGAGGCTACGTCCGTATACTCAAAGGAATTTATATACCCGGCGACCTGCTCCGTGGCGTTTGCGCCGTTGTAAATCATGGAGACGGTGGCTCTGCGTGGCAGCATGGTCTATTTCCTCCATTCCGGCAAATCCCCGACCGTGTAGGTGTCCGTTACGTCGGGGGCGAAAACCACAACGCCGCCGGGGAATACCTCAATATCCAAAAGGCGGACGTTTTCCCTGGCCTCCATCAATTCCTGCGTCCGCAGGACGTTCCCGTAGGCCCGGAGGGCTACGGTGTCCCAGGTGTCCCCCATGACGGTCGTTATGGTCTTCATGCTTACCCCCTAAAATTCTTGCGCTGCCGGTCCTTAAAATATTGGTCAACACGGCGGTTAAATTCGTCCTGCGACATGGATTCGGCCCCGGCGATGTCTTCCTTGCTGGGTGCCTCCCCTTCAAAATGGTAATGATTCGTAGGGGAGTAAATAATCTGCACGGGCGGCTCTCCGCCTCCGTTGTCCGGGTCATCGTCGCCGTTGCCCAGGTTGTCGAGCTTGGCTAAAAGGTCCGAAATGGGGGCCGTATTGCCGCCTATGTCCGCCGCCTCAAACTTTTCCGCAAGGGCGGCGATTCCGTCGGTGGCCCCGCTCAAGTTGGTGGAGATCATATCCTGCATATTGCCCCAAAGCTCACCGAGGGGGATTATGGCCTCGTTCCCGGCCTCCCCGGCCTCCAGGAGGGTGGGGGCCGTCACAATGCCGCCCTTTGCAAGCTGCGGGACCTCTAGCTTCTGGATTTTCTCAATGCTCACGCCTGGGATGGCGTTTATAACCCCTATGGCGAAATTGATAGCGTCAATAAAGCCGTTGATTATTCCAATGGCCCCCTTGAGTACGGCGTTTATTGCCCCCTTCACGGCCCCGCTTATGGCGTCGCCTACGGCGGTACCGATGGAAGTAAACAAGGCGACTATGGTATCCCACAGGCTCTGGAAAAAGGCTCCTACCGGGGCAAACACGGCCTTGATGGCCTCCCAGGCGGCGGAGAACACGCCGCCGAACCAACTGACAACGGCCCCGAAAACTGCCTTGATGCCCTCCCAAACGGTGCCAAAGAACGCCGCCCAGGTGCCGACAATTCCCTTGATGGCCTCCCATGCCGCCGAAAAGTCCCCGCTTAATACTGCTGCAACAAAGGAGAAAATCCCGGCTATGGTATCAAAAACGGCTTGGAAGTAGGCGGCGACGGTGTTCCATACGGCCTTGATGATCTCCCAGGCCGTGGTAAAGAATCCGCCGAGGACCGCTCCAACTACGGAAAAGACGGCCTTGATTCCTTCCCAAACCAACGTAAACCATGCGGCGGCTACGGACCAGACCGCTTGAACGACCGCCCAGGCGATCTTGAAAAATCCGCCTATGATGGGGGCTACAACCTCGAAAATGGATTTTATGGCCTCCCAAATGGCGAGGAAAAACGGCTGTACTTTCTCCCAAACGGCCTTGATAAGCTCCCAGGCGGCGGCGAAAACGCCGCAAATGGAAGACCAAACCGCCTTGATGCCGGGGAGGATGTTGGTCTGGAAGAACGTCACAACGGCGGAAACGGCGGAAATGATAGCTTGCCACGCCGCCGCAAGGTACGGCTGTATCTGCCCCCATACCTCTTGAACAATTCCCCATACTTTCTGGAAGACCTCTTTTGCCTTTTCCCAAAAAGCGGAGAGGTAGCCTTTCACGGCCTCAATGATGGCGTCAACCTTTTCCCTGAACCATTCGCACTTGTTGTATAGGGTCACAACAATGGCGATCACGGCGGCAATGGCGGCAATAATCAGGACGGCGGGGTTGGCCGCTATAAAGCCCGTTATCTTGCTGCCTAGCCCTGCCAGGGTGGTGCCTATGGAAGAAATGCCGCCCTTTAGGCCGGTAAAGGCGTTTTTGGCTACGATGCCGATGGCCTTGAATCCGTCCTTGAAAGAGCCGAGCTTCGCCTTTGCGGCCTCTGTGGCTATGTCTGTGAGCTTGACCTGCCCGGTCAATGCTCCAAATACGGCGGTCAGCTTCGAGAGCTTTCCCTCCGCTATTGCGGCGGCAATTCCTGAGCTGCTGGTTACGCCTTGAAATTCTGCCAAAAGGGAGGATACGTTGCTTATTTTGTTCCCCAGGTTGGAAAGGGCCGTTATACCCTTAAATCCTGCGTAGGCGGCTATTGCGGCAATGACCAATTCCTTGTGTTCGGTAAGGAAAAGGCCCAGGTCCGCCAGCCGGTCCACAAGGTCCAGGAGGCCGTCTGCAACGTTTGGGATTCCTGTGCTGAAAATGTAATCAAGTACCGGCTGCGCCTTCTCCTGGATGCTGGCGAAAATATCTCCTATGCGGGAACCTAATTCGCCCAGCTTGTCAAAGGTGCTGCTGTGTGCGCTTACGACTTTGCTGATTCCCTCGGACGCCATCCCGAAAAGCTCAACAGCCCGGTCCTTAAAGGCGGTCAGTTTGGGGATGGCGTAATCAAGGCCGTTTGCTATCATGGTCCCGATGTTCGCCGCCGCTGTGGAAATGGCCCCTTGTACCGCTGGCATGGCTCCGTTTACAATTTTCAGAACACGGGCCATAGGGCCGGAAAGGCTGTCAAAAATGGAAATGCCTAAATTGTCCCAGTTTGTTTTTATGAGCTTCGATTGAAACTCAAAGGTGCTGGCCATCGTTTCATAGGCCGATTCTGTTGTTCCTGTGCTGTTTTTGAGGGCGTCGAGGCTTTCCCGGAAATAATCAATCCCCTGCGAGGCGATGGCGTTTGCCGCCTTTCCGGCCTCCGCCGAACTCCAAAGGTTGATTAGGGCCTCGCTGTCCCCGTTGACGCTTTTAACAAGAATGTCGAAAACGTCCGCAAGGGAGGCACCGTCGCTCATCATCTGGCCGAAACTCTTTCCTGTTTCGCTCTTGATGATTTTGGCGACCTTCGTGTTTGCGCTGCCCAGCTCTTTCAACATACTGGAAAGGTATGTGGTGCTTTCCTCTGTGGAAATACCGGCCTTTGTCAGGCTGATATAGGACGCCTCCAAATTGTTGAGGTCAACAGAATAGGCGGAGGCCGTAGCTATTGCATTGCCCATAGAACCGGCCAATGCTCCGACCGTGGTAACGCCTCTGTTTTGCGTCATGATTAGGCTGTCAGAAATATTTCTTGCCTCGTCTGCGCTCAAGCCGTAGGCGTTCATGATCGTGGTGAGGACGGATAAGGCGTCGCCGCTCTCCGCAAAACCGGCGGTTGCCAGTTTCGAGGCGTCCCCAACAAGCGAAACGGCGTTAGCTGTGTCACCTGTTGCGGAAATGGCATCATATACACTACCTGATAGCTCCGCCGCCGCTATGCCTGTTTCATTGGATAGGGCCTTAATCGCCGAGGACATTTCTTCCGAGCTTGTCTGCGTCTTGTCCATGATGGTCTGGACCTTTGCAAAAGCCGTTTCATACTCCGAGCCAATTTCTATGGCGTCGCTGATAAATTCCCCCAGCTTTAAGGCTCCCCAGGCGGCGGCGGCTGTTGCTGCTGCCGCCTGGGCGATGCTGCCGAGGTTGGCGATCTTCTGCCCTGCCTCGCCTATTGCGCTGTCAAAGGAGGAGGAAACGGCACCGGCGATCTTAATGGCCAGCTTGTACTCTTTACTTGTGCTTGCGCTTGCCAATTTTTTTCACCGCCTTTAGTGTCGTTTCCACCGTCCTTATCAGCTCAAAAACGGGCATTTCAAGGAACTTGCAATAATCGGAGTGCATGGTCAAGGCCATGTTTACGCAAATTTCCCGGAGCCGGTCGCCGTCGTCCGGCCTTAATCCTCGCCGTAGAAAAAACTTGTTACCTTGTTCTTGACCTTCGTGGCGTCCTTCGGCGGGAGCTTCATGAAAAACTCAATGGGCTGGCCGGTGGCCCGGTTGGCGATAAAGCCGATGTATTCCATCGTCATTTCCGGGAGCGGGGAAATGATGCCCTTTTTGCTGAGGTACTTCTCCGCCTCGCACATATCCTTTGCCGTCAGATTCTCAATGGCCTTGAGGTCAATCCCGGCGTAGTGGTTGCCCTCGAAAAAGTAGGGCTTGTGAAAGCGGACATAGCTCTCCGGGTCCTCCGTTGCCTCCGGCGTGGCGGGGGCCTCCGGGGCCTGGGCGGGGGTGACGGTGGCGGCGTCCTGGATAATGGCCGGGGCCTCCGGGGCGGCGTCCTGCTCCGTGGTGGTGTTGGTTTTCTTCTCGGTGTCCATGCTCTTGTCCTCCTTGTTGTTTTAGGTCAATGCCCGGATTCCGGCGAGCTGGTCCTCTCCGTTTACCCGGAAAATGCCGTTGATCTTGTCGAGGCAAACCTTCTCTTTGCCGCCCATCTCAACCATGATGTAGGTAAGCTCAAGGGCGATAGAGCTGCCCATCTGCTCCCGCTGCTTCACGGTGCCGATTGCAATTTTCTTGCAACGGCCCCGGAAAACAACCCTCATGCCGACCTCTCCTGCGTTCATGGTGTCCTTTTCGGACTGCTGAATGGCCCCCCGGAGGGTAAGCTCCACGGCCTTGCTGGGGCTGACCATCTTGAAATAGTCCTCATTGATGCAACGGAAAGGCACCTCTTGCTCCATGCTGCCGTAGTGGCCGAGGATGATGGCCTCATACTCGCCCAGGATGCCGTTGCCGGACGTGGTGGAGGTCATGGCCTCAAAGTCCGGGAGGGCAACCTCGCCGGTCATGCCGCCCAGCTTATTGCCGGAAAGGTAAAGGTTAAAGTCGTTAATGACTTCGGGGATTCCTGCGATTGCCATCGGTTATTTCCTCCTTCCTTTAGGTTGCCGCCGCCCCCAGTGCGCTCTCAAGCGCATAGGGGTCAAACTCCAGAATGTTGTGAATGTCCTCCGCCGGGGGGTACGGGGTGAGGTACTGGTGGAAAGTGAGCTTGCCGTCAATCAGGTTGGTGACGGGGTTTTCGTCCATGTTGAACGTGATTTCAGCCCTTGCGCACTTCCCGGCGGAAACGTAGGCTCCGCCCCGGATGTTCTCCGTGTCGACAATCGTCTCAATGAGGCGAACGTTGGCCGGATCGTCAACCTTCTGGAAGTAGGTCAAAATAAAGCTGTTGGCCCACCAACTGAAAAAGCGGCGGCAACAAAACCACATATCTTTCGGGTCGGTGTTGGCCGGGTAGCAAGCGGAACGGTTGCCCCAGGTGCGCCAGCCGTTGACGTTGATCGCCGTGGTTACTCCGAAACTGTTGACGGCGTTACCCTGGAGCTGGTCCAGGACGACCTCCGTCTCTCCGTCCGCCAGGACGGTGCCGGTCACGCCGATCAGCTTATTGGAGGGGGAAAGGTTGGGGACGTCGTCGTTGTTGGCGTCAATGTAGGCGGTCAAGGCCCCCATGATTGCGCTGTACCAAAACCAACTGGAACCGACGGCAATGCAAGGCCAAAGGGCCATAATATGCTTGTTGGTGCATCCGGCGGATTCCTTCGCAACCTTGACCTTATCGTAGGCGGTGCAGCCGGTGGCGGTGCTGTCAATGTCAATAAAGCCCTCACAACGGAAATAGCCGTTAATTTCCTCCGTCTTTGCGGCCATAACAATGCCAACATCGGGAATGTGGCTCCAGCCGGGGGCAAGGATAAGGCCGGGGGTCATGCCCAGTTTGGGGTATACCTGGCGCAAAACCTCAAAGCCCTTTTCCCCGCCGGTTGCGCTCACGCCGATCACGTCGTTTTCGTCCACGGCGTCCGGGTCGATGGCGGTCCCCTCAACGGTGATGGTGGTAGCTGCCGCCCCGGCCCCGGCGGTGGTCAAGGTAATAAGCACCTGACCATCATCGTCGAAACTCAAAAGGTAATCGGCGCCGTTCGCCAGGGCGGTGGGGTCGCCGCCGCCATCCCCGGCGGGAACGGAAATTTTTACGGTATCCAACAGGAGGCCGGTCACGGGGACAAGAGCCTCCATGTCCTCAACCTGTACCGTTGCGGGGTCGATTTTCTTCTTGTGCTTCTTGGGGTCCAGGACGTTGACGAAAACGACCGGGGCAACGCCGATAAGCTGGAAACTGGCATACATGGACTGGCAAAGGGTATATTTTGCGTAGTCCGCCGAATAGCCGAGCTTCTTCACGGCCTCGGACCAGGAATAGGCAATAACCGGCGTGTTGGTCACGTTATAGGGGTCCTCCGCCAGATTGACGGGGGCGGTACCGAAAACGACCTGCAGCCCTGCGGTACCCAAAACGGGGGCGATCAGGCTGGTGGGCTGTTCCGATACTCGGACGCCATGCTGAAATGCCATCTTGCTTACTCTCCTTTCTCAATGGCGGCTTTCTCGGACTCCGCCTTGCTGTATAGGGTGTAAATGTTGCCCTGCTGCCGGTCAATCTGCTGGAGGGCCTTTGCGAGGCTGGGAATGGGGACGCAAAGGCCGGAAAGGTAAGGCCGCTTTTTAATAGCCGCCTCCAGGGCGTCCGGCAATTTCTCAAAGACCGTGTTTCGGGCGGCGATGGCCTCAAGGGTGGGGCCGACGTACATGGTCTTTTTTGTCTTGCTCATACGAAATTACTCCTTTCTTTGCGGGGTGCCGCAAGGGTAAAGGTGAGGTCACAGGCCCCGTAGTAATAGGGAAAACTGTTTTCATCCTGCAAGGCCCAATGAAAGGGGCCGTCAAAGTAGAATTTCCCGCCGCATAGGGCTGGCCGCTTTTCGTAATGCTCTTGTATGCGCTCAATTACTTCCAGGACGGCCATCGTCCCAAAGTTGCGGTTGTCCCACTCCCCGTCTGCCGGGGGCGGCTCTCTAAAATCGATGGTGCCATCGTCATAGATGCCGATAACCAAAATAACCCTTGCCTTGTGGGGGTCTGTCGGGGTATCCACGCCGCCCTGGTCAAGCCGCACTATGATGTAGGGGAAAGGGTCTTCCTCGCTCCTGGCGTCCTCTGGCGGCAGCTCCTGCGGGTAGGTTTTCGGGGTTTCCATTGTGTTGTGCGGGGTCTTAAAAGGGCGGTCCTTAAAAAGGTCCTCAAGATCATCCAGGAGGGCGGTGTGTAATTCTCTTGTGTTCATGTGCGCATTACCCTCCTAATTTCCTTGTTCACGTTCTCCAGCAGGGTGTCGTAAATATCGGGGGCCAATTCTCCCAAAACCGCCGAGCCGCCGACCATTTTCGGGAAAGAAATGGAAAGGAGCTTTTTTATACGGGTCATATCAATATGGGGGCCATATTTTGCTTGACGCTTTGCGCCGTCCCGCCGGTACGTTTCCCCATCCTGCCGCTGAACGATGGCCGAGTGGCCGCTCTCAAAGGTGGCAAGAAAGGCTTTCGCCTTGCTGCCCTTTTGGGATTGAATGAGCTTTAGGGTGCTGCTGTTTAGAATTTTGGCCTTTGCCCCGCTTTTGGGGGCGGAGGTCTTAAATTCCCGTAGCTCAAGGGTGGCCCCCTTTACGGTTATTGTGGCCTCCGGCTTTGAATCGGTCCCTTTCTTGATGGTGGCGGCTCTCTTGAGCGGCCCCTTCTTTGCGGCATATTCCGCTTGCGCCTTATCCACAAGGGCGGCTTGCGCCTGTTTGGCGGTGGCGTTTACGGCGTTCTTTAGGACCTTGAAACGCTGGCTTTTCAGGTCCCCCAGGGCTGCTCCTACGGCGTCAACGAGTGCGCCGTCGTACTCAATGACCAATAGGCCCCGGTCGGTGTCGATTCTCTGCCTCATGCCCTGCGGCCCCCGTGGCTCTTGTTGGCCTCCATCGTTATGGCGTAAATCCCGCATTCGTCGGTAGCGTCCACAACGATGTATTTCTGGCCGTCGAGGTCAATCATGCCGCCCTGTTTGGGAAGGGGGCCAAAATCGGCGGAGGCAACGTAAAAGAACACTTGCCGGGTATAAATGCCGTCCATGTGGGACTTCATTTTCTTTTCCCGCTCTATGTTCTCTACGTCGTCCAGGACGATGGTCATAGACTCCCCGTTGACAAGGTGGGTTTCCCCAAACTCCAAAGGGTTAAGGAATACGTTTTTCACGTCCTGCTGCAGAATCTCCTTAAAGCTCAAGCCCACGGGTGTCGCCTCCTTTGCTCTGTCATGGGTACCCGGCCCACCAAATCCTCCCCGGTGGCCTCCCCGCCTACGGCGGTACCGGGGAGGCCGGGGGTAGCTGCTGCCCT